TCAGATCAACACCTGCTCAGCGCGCTTGTAGATCGCGAGACGATCATCCAGGCCGTTGAGTCCACCGTTGATCCGGCGGGTGATAGCCTCGAACGCTGACGGCCCCTTGTCGGCCAGCGAGTTGAGGCCGGCCTGATGCCAGAACCAGCCGGCCGAGTCGGCTGCATGCTCCGGACGCTCGAGCAGTTCGGGACGACTGAGTAGATCGAGGCCCAGCGCCTCGCCGCAACGCTGATAGTTGGCGCAGCCGGTGATCTGGATCAGCCCACGGCCGCGGTAACGCTGGCCATCGCCGTCAGCTGCGGGAGTGTTGCCCAACTGCGCAGCGAGCTTGCCGGTGTCGTACTTGGCCAGGTACTGATCACCGCCCAGCTCGCGGACGTAGCGCAGCTGGCCAGACTCATGCCCGACCTGGGCCAGGAATGCACGCTTGCGCAACGGGGTGACAATGCTCCACTTCACCATCGCAGCGTTCAGGACAGGAAGAAAAACGCCGGCTTGAGTGCCGGCGTTTGGGAGGATCTGTTGCAGTTGTTTGAGAGTGACAGTCATCTTGAGTCTCCAGTAATAGCTGCTCAGGTCGGTTTCACGTCGACCACCTTCAGTGGCTTGTCGGATTTCTTTTTCTTGCCCTTGGCTTTCGCCTTGCCCTTCTTGCCGCCGTTGCACTCCACCGCGGTCGACCAGCCGGAGGCGTCGAACGTTTGCTCGACGCTGTCGACCAGGTACTGGCCATCCAGCCCTACCTTGAAACCCTGGGCATTGATCAAGCGCTCGGCGAACAGGTCGGTGCGCCCGATCATCTGCAGGCGCACGCTGGCAGTGGTGCGGTTGAACGCAGCGAGCTTCGCTTTGGCAGCCTGTTCAGCTGCAGACTTGTTCGGGTAGATGTGGCGGTCGGTATGGACGGCCGGCAGACCGGACGGAGCGTCGTCATTCCCCAGCTCGACCACTGCCAACTTCCCGGTCTCCTTGTCCTGGTGCTGGGTCTTCACGGCCTTCTGTGCGCTGCGATCGCCGAGACGAAACTGCCACCGGCTCACATCCGCCGGCGTGATAGTGATCACCCCAATGGCCTTGCCGCTGGCACTCTGGCTGCCTTCACGGGGCAGGGCCAGCAGCTTGCCGTCCGCGACTTTCGCGGTGCAGTCGTATTGCTTGGCCAGGCGGGTGATGAAATTGAAGTCCGACTCATTGCGCTGATCGACGCGGTCGACCTTTGTCTGCACAGGACACACAGGCGTCCAACCGTTACGGGCCGCAATGTCGCGGACGATCTGCGACAGCGATACGCCCTCCCAGCTGCCGCTGCGCGTGGTCTTGCCACTGCCGCGCATGTCGCTGGCCTTGCCCCGGATCACCATCGTGCGCGGTGGCCCAGAGACCTCGATCTCGTCGACGGTATAGCGACCGAGGCGAGCCAGCGCCTGCCCCATGTAGCCCAGGTAGACCTCTATCCCCGCTCCTCGAGCGGGCAAGGCAACCGCTGCGTCACGGTCATCGATCCGTAACTCGAACTCGTCGGAGTCCATCCCTGGCTTGTCGGTTGTTCTCAGTAACAACAACCGGTCATTGATCAGCGCCGTGATATCCGCGCCATCAGCGACGATGCGAAAGGTGGGTTGCATAAGCACTCCAGAAAGAAAAAGCCCCGCACTGGGCGGGGCTCGTTGAGGGCTGGGGGTTACCCCCACAGCTCGATGGTTTCCATCGATGGTGCAACAAGGTCGGGCAGCACGATGACCACCCCGGTGCGGTAGGGTTGTGGCTCCTCGGCCAGACCCGGGTTCTCCTGCAGCACGATCTCGACCGTACCATTCAGGTGCCCGTAGTGCTGGTAGCAAAGGGTGTCGAGTAGATCCCCTTCAGACGTTCTGCATGTCGTTGCCATACTTCACAAACTCCAGTGAGAAACCCTGCTTGCGTGGGATTCCGCCAGCCAACAGCGCGCCCTGCTCTTCATCGACACTCAACAGGCACCAGGTGCCCAGCACGTCGCCATACCCCGTCACCAGACTGACCGGCTGCAGCCGACGAATGATTGTGCGAAGGGTGTCCAACTGCTTGATCCCGCCCTTGAAGCCGGGATAGATCACCCCCTTCAACGTCAGCTTGTCCTCACCCTGCCCCACCGCCTGCTGCGCAATGTCCCGCGTCAGCCGTTCCTGCCCGGCCCAGCGCGCTGCGGTTTGGCGCCGCAGCTCGTCGAACGCGGCGGTGTCCAGGTTGAAGTAATACGGCGGCAACTTGGCATCCAGCGGCTGCAGGATCAGCAGGTGCGGGAACGGCTTGATCGCGCCTGCCGCCGGGGTCGCCAACGAGTTGAGCGCACTGGTCGGCAGGATGTTGGACAGCGACGGGCTCACCTGCCCAGCAATCCGGTTGATTGCCGCCGACGCCTTGCCGGCCTGTTCCTTCAGCACGCCGAGGCGACTTTGCACCGCCGCGGCGCCACTGACCACCTGGCTGTAGGTGGAAGCCACCCGGCCTACGGTCGATTGTGCGGCGCTGATCGCCCGCATTGTGCGCTGCAGCTTCTGACCCAGGGCCGGGCCAATGATCGGCAAGCCCTCCAGCTCCGCAGCAGCACCCGTCATGTCACTGACCGCGCCGGTCAGCGGGCCGAGCATGCCGTCGAGGCTGGTACGGCCAGCCTCCCCCGCGGCAATCAACGACGAGAGCGTCGACTGCATTGACTCTCTGTAGGCCATAGGGCCTCCTTAAACATGGGGTTCATCGAAGAGCTGGCCCGCCGCCTGCCGGGCGATACTCTCCCGCGACCAGGCGTCCCAGCTATTGCGAATGAGCCCTTCAAGGGAACGGAACAACTGCTGCGGATCCTTGGCGTCTCCCTGTACCGTGATCGGCATGTTCGGCATGTAGGAAAACTGCTGGTCGACCTTGGGCGGCTCCATCTTGGGCTTGGCCTGCTCGAGCGCCTGGGCAACTGCCGGTGCGGCCGGAGTCGGTGCAGCAGCGGCGATCGAGCGAACCACGTCGCCGGGCGCCGTAGCGTCCTTCTCCTTGCCCGCCTTGGCCACCTGCTCGTCCTCGCCGAACAGCTTCTTGCCGAGCCAACCACCGAGGCCCTCCCCGCCCATGCCGCCGAAGGCCGCACCAATGGCACCACCGATGGCGGTACCAATGACCGGCACGACCGAGCCAATCGCCGCCCCTAAAGCGCCACCTGCCAGGGCACCGGCCAAACCACCCGCCGCAGTGCCATAGCCTTCGGCCTTCTCGTCCTGAGTCTGTGCATTCAGTGCCGTGTCGACCAGGGTCATGCCCGCATCGATGACCTTCCCGCCCGGCAGTTTGCCGACAACCTTGGAAGCCTTGCCGACAGAACCCAGCATTCGTCCCATCCGCCCGACCTGGGGCGCATCCGCTGCTACGCTCGCGACCGCCAATCCGGTGGAAGCACCTCCACGCATCACCCGCCCGGCTGAACTTGCAGCAGGAGATCTGCGCGGCGCCGCACCAGCACGCCCCTTTCTCCGCCTACGACGGGACCGACCACCTGGCTCAGCTCCCCCCATCGACGACCCCAGCCCGCCGAGATCCTTCGCGTTGACAACGAAGACTCGCTGCGGCTCGTTACCGAGTACACCGCTTGTATCGTTCGCAGCAGCGCCACCAAACACTTTGCCAAGAACACCAAGGCCTGCATCCACTACCTTGTTGCCGGTTTCCGGAAGACCACCTCCAGCACCTCGTCCCATTCGCCGACCGCGCGCAACATTCAAGACGCCGCGCCCGATCTTCGCCGTGCTGTACAAGGTGAGCAGCGCGCCGATCCCTGCCGTGATGCCGGCGATTCCCATCACCACACCCGGCGCCTTATCCGACAGCTCCGTCAGCTTGCGCGCCACAAAGTTGATGCCTTGCCCGACCTTGTCCGTCACCGGCCGAATCGCGTCACCGACACTACGCATGCTGTCATCGACCGCCTGCAGCGTTTCCTTCCAGATCTGTGACGACGTCTCGCGCCGTTCGGCCAGGTTCTTGTCGAGGATCCCGGTGGCCTTGGTCGAGTCGTTCTTCAGTTGGGTGTAGAGGTCGCGGTTCTGCGCATAGGCGGTGAGTGCCGCTTTCACTTGCATGTCCGCGAACAAGTCGCCGGTCCGCAGGGACTTCTCCAGCGCATCCAGGGCGGCCTTGGCTTTGACCGGATCTGCTTCCTTGCTGATTCCGGCCTGGGCTTCCTTGATCTTTTTCGCCTTGGCCGGGTCCGTGGCTTCGACATACTTCATCGCCAGCGCCATGGATGACTCGATCGTCGACATGCCCTTCTGGATGCCGGTGTTCAGCGAGGCTTGGTAGTCGATGCCCACATCCTTGTAAGCCTTCACCACATCGCCAGAGCCGATCTTCTCGACCCAGTTCTTGAAGTTGTTGGCCGCTTCGTCCGAGCTGCCGGCCGTCTTCATCTGCACCTGCAGCATCGAGCCCAGCGAGGTAACCGCCTCGAGGCCCGTGCTGCCGCTCTTCTCCATGCCTGCCAACAGCTGCGGGAACCAGCGCGCCATATCGCTGGCCTCGAAGCTGCCCGCCTGGCCCTGGTAGGCAATCGCCTCGAGCGCCTGCTGCATGACCTTCGGGTCGGTGATCTTGGCGTTCTGCTGCAGCGCCATGATCATCGATGCCGTGTCGACGCCACTGGCCCCCTGCCCGACCGCAAACTTGGCCGCGGTGGGTGCATAGGCAAGCGCCTTGTCCAGCTCCATGCCGGCGCCGACCAACTGGTTTACCAGGTCGGCGACGTCGTTGCGCGACATGCCCGTGTCCTTGGCCGTGTCGATGACCGTCCTGGTCAGCTGGGCCTCTTCGGGCTTGTTGGCCACGTCGGCCTTGATCGCGATGTCGCGGATCACAGCCTGATAATCCGCGCTGATCTTCGTCGGGATCGCGGCCATGCCAACGCCGACGACCGCGGCGCCGATGTTCGACTTCAGCGAAGACTTGCCCGCATCGATCTGCTGCCGTCCTTTCTGCTGCAGATCTGCTGCCTTCGCTTCGCGCCCAAGGCGCTGGTATTCCCGGGCCAGGCGCCCGACCTCGACGCCCTGTTTTTTCAAGACATCGAGATTGCCTTCCAGGCGGCGCAGCAAGCCAGATGCCGCTGCCGAGCCGCTGTCATGGGCCTTCTTCCATTCGTCCCTGAGCTTGATCGTTTCGCCGATGGTGTTCTTCAACACCTTGGCGCGGCTGCCCTTGTCCTCAAGCTTTTTGATATGCCCCTGGGCAGTGCCGAATGCCGCACCGAGCGATGCTGCAACGGCTCCGCCAATTTCCAGCGCTATCGCCAGCTTTGCCATGCGCTACCCTCCCGCAGGCTCAATCCGTGAGCCACCAGACGATGTCCATCCAGGACATCACCGAGATCTCTGCTGCCGAAAAGCCCAGCTCCGCAGCCAGCCGTTTGGCCAGCTGCTTCTGGGTTTGCGGATCAAAGCTCGTCGTCTTGCACCAGGCGAAAATAGCCGGCCTGCATGCGCGTGTAGTCCTTCAGGGCCAACCCCTCGAGGTCCTTCACGCTGACTTCGGCCAGCGAGGCGAACAGATTCAGTTCGCGTTGCTCGTCATCGCCATCGGCAGTGAGCTGGGCAGCGCGGATATCTCGAACAGTCGGAGCCCGCAGGGTCAGCGTGTCGACCTTGACGCCGTTGCACTCGGTCGGCTTGCTCAGCTTGACGGTGACGCGGTCGACGTCGACCTGCAGGAACGCGGGGATTTTTTTGGTCATGAGATGTTGTCCTTGTGAGTGAGGGTTTACAGGCCCAGGGCCTGGCGTTGCGCGGCGAGCTGGTCGACGCCGTTGATGATCCGTTTCATGCCCAGGGCGTCGATCTCATAGACCGTGCGTCCATCGACATCGAGCTTGTAGTAGGTCACTGCGACGTTGTGCTTGATCTCGGCCTTGTCGCCAGGCTTCCAGTCGCCCATGTCGACCTCTTTCAAGGCGCCGCGCAGGGTGACGATGACCGGGGTGATCTTGCCCTTGAGGCCCTTGTAGGCCCCGCGGAAAGTACCGTTGAAGGCGGTGCCGTCAGCCAGGCCGAAGAACTTCAGCGACTCGCGGCGCACGCCGGTGGTGGTGAAGCCGGCCTCCTGCTTTTCCATGCCCTGGTCCTGCTCCACAGGCATGTCCATGCCACCACCTCGATGCTCTTCCATTTTCAGGGTGAGCTTGGGCAGCGTCAGGCTGGGCACGTCGCCCTGGAAACTGATGCCGTCGACAAACAGGTTCATGTTGGCCAACGTTTCGGGAATCATTGCCATGGGGTTCGCTCCTTATGCGGCGGTGTCGAGGACTTCACGCAGCCACTGTTTGGTGACCTCGACGCGGAAGTTGGGGTTTTCGGCCGGCGGCACGTCGGTAAACCGGATGTTCCAGTACACCTTGCCTTGCTCCAGCTGGCTCTCGGTGTTCAGCTCCGGATCGGCGAACACTTCAAAATTGATGATTGCGCCCTGGGCTTTCAGGTCGCGCATGAACGCCCGCAGCCCCTCGGTGACGTCGCTAACGTAAGTAGCGGTGATCGAACGGTCGACGGCCCATTTGTGGCCGTACAGGATCGCGTCCATCACGATATCCATGGTCCGCACGCGGGTGACGAAGGCCCACTTCGGATCGCTCGACAGCGTGCGGTTGCCCCAGAGGCGGTAGCCGTCGTCGCGAATGATCGTGGTCACGTTCGCGTTGTTGAGCAGGTTTGCCCGGCACGTCTCGTCACCGTCGAGGAACTCGACCGGACGCGAGGTCCCGGTGATGCCGACGAACTCTTTGTTCGATGGCGAAGCCCAGAAGCCATACTCGCTGTCGGTCCACGCGAACAGGCCGGCGGCATAGGCCGAGCTGGGTGCGTTCACCGTTGCACTGGTTTCCGTGTCCCAGTACTGCACACCGGGGTCGACCAGGAACGCCCGCTTGGCACCAAACTCGCCGGCATAAGCGATGGCCGCTTCGTCGGTGGTGTTCGGGCCGTCGAGAATGGCGAGGCCTCGCAGCTTGTCAGCCAGCGCGACCAGCGCGGTGCCCACCGCTTGGGTCGCGCTGTGCTTCGGTGTCACCAGCAACCGCGGCTGGGCGTTGAACCGGCTTTTACCGTCGAGCAGCGCCTGCAGGCCCGTGCGGCTGCCATCAGCCTTTACACCACCGATGATCGCCGAGATCTGCTCGGCAGGATCGGCCAGTTTTTCCACACCGCAGGCGACGATGACGGCCCTGGCTCGGGTGTAAATCGCCTGGCAAGCCTTGGTGATCGCCGCATTCGGGCCGAACGCTGCGACCGCTTCGCGCTCACTGGTGATCAGCACCAGGTCATTCGCTTTGGCCTTGGCGTCAGCACCAGGGGTGAAGGTGTCGACCAGACCGATAATCGATGACGACGGCAGCGCAATGACGCGCGCTCCGGTGTCGACGTTCGTTACGGTAACGCCGTGAAAGAAGCCACTCATTAGAGTCTCCAGAAACGAAAAAGCCCCGCAGGAGCGAGGCTTTGGTGGGTGATGATTTCAAAGGGCGGAAAAGAAAACGCCCCGTCAGTGCGGGGCGTAAATCTATGCTGCTCTGCATCGAGCTATTCAGGCGGATCAGTGGTTACATCAGGCACAAGGATATGCAGAGTGATCATGTGCTTCAGATCGTAGGGCTGGCCATCTTTGGTAACCGTGATGGTCAGCGCGCCATCAGCGAAATCCGTCTCAACGTCCGCCCGTCCATCAATCTGATTGAGCGAGTAACCCCAGCCATCATCCGCAGGCGGGAAAGGAACCATGCCGAGACATCCAGTGACTCGGTAGACACCCACAGATACTCGCGAAGAAAGGACCTGACTCTCGACTTGAGAGACAAAGTCATAGGTCGCACCAGTGGCGCCCAGAACGTTAATTGCTGCTCTTGCCATAATTAGATCGCCTTGAGAGTGCCGTCTGCTGCGCGGGTGGTATTGCCGGTATGGTAAAACTCGACTGTCGGCGTCCACGCCCCCGAGTTCGTTGTTGCTCTAGCGACAATCTTTAACTGGCTCGCTCCCTGCTGAAGTGCAATTTGTGCGCTGACTCCAGGAGATGAGTAGGGGAAGTTCAGAACCGACGAGTAATTGAGCAGGGTCGTCGTGGTACCGTCCATGGCGTAAAAGCCACCCGGCAATCCCATGGTATCAACAGCTTGAATGGGCGCTGTTGTGCCTCCCAGACCATAGGTACCGATTTTCAAGCCGTCGGTGATCCCATACCCCGCTAACGTCGTCGCTTTCGCAGCTTTACCTGCCAACGCATTCGTCATTGTCGTTGCGAAGTTCGGGTCATTTCCCAACGCAGCCGCAAGCTCGTTCAACGTGTCCAGCGCTGCAGGCGAAGAACCTACAAGGGCCGCAATGGCGGCTTTCACAAATGCAGTGTTTGCAGCTTGAGTTGTATTGTTCCCTGCAGGAGCTGTCGGCACCGTAGGCGATCCGGTAAAGGCTGGGCTTGCAAGTGGCGCCTTTGCTGCCAATGCGGCTTCAGTTGAGTCCTTGTCAGCCTTGGACGCTGGGTTGAAGCTGCCGTCATGCCAAAAGGTCCTGACAGGGGTCCAGCCTCCCTGCGCATTGACTGCACGCGCGACCATGCGCACATCCGCTCCGCCTTGCTCAATAGCGATTTGCGCCGAGAATCTGGCATCAGAATACGGCACGTTCAAAACGGAAGAGTACTTAAGTAAGCCAGTATTCCCCCCGCCCATTGAGTAAAAGCCGCCGGGCAAACCGATGGTGTCGACGGCAGAGTTTGCTGTCTCCTTAGCTCCTAGACCATATTGTCCAACCGCCAGGGCATCAGTGATTCCGTAACCCGCCAGCGTGGTGGGATTACTACCCGACTGAACAACTCCGCGGCTGTTGACCGTGACCTGTCGAAACGTTCCCGCAACCCTGTCATCCGGCAATACAGAATCAATCGAGCTATCAACGTATTGGCGGGTTGCCAATACCACCGACGGGTCAATCTTCAACTGGATGTTCGACGTGCCGCTGGTGATGACGTGCATCCGCACCACCTGGTTGCGACCAGAATTCTGCGGCAAGAGAGGCTTGTAACTGGGGGGCATATTGCCCACCGCGGAAAACACACCATCTTTGTCTTCCAAGGCCAGCTCGCGCATCCACCAGCCACCGATATCAGCCGGCAACACCAGCTCAGCAATAAGCACGTTGGAGTCAGTCGGAGAAACCCGCAGCTGATTGAGCTGGGCGCGATAGACCTGGTTAACGAGCTTGGTTTGCGTCGGGTTCGGGACAGGGTCGGACCCTCCCCCATCGCCAATCAGCATGTACTTGGGCTCCCAGGGGATACCCAAGGCATCGCAGTTGGTTTTCTTGGCAGCACCGAGCGTTGTCAGCATGCCGCCGAAAAGAGTGTTCTGATCAACCATAGGGATACATATCCAGTTCGTCGAGGGTGTAGACGCTTATGCCGCTGTAACCCTGGATCACCACATCGATGTCAGGATTGTTCCAGGGGTACACGTCGATTTCGTCGCCGTCGTAAATGGCCACGCCCACGAAGGCGTCGATGCGACTTTCTAAAACGATGTCGAGTCCGGTTAACTTCCGACTGACAGGCTTGGCGTCGTCGATCAGCCGCTCCAGCTCTCGATACATTTCTTCAGTAATGCCGGTTTCTAGAACCCCGACTTTCAACGCGAAGGTTCCAGGCACGCCTTCAGGCACGGCGTTGAACCACTCGATAATCTCGATCAGATAACCCAGCGGCTCGACCACCCGCCGCAGAGCCCCCGTGGTGCCTTTATGCGCATGGATGTAATACGAGGCCTTGATCGCCGCACGCTTGACCGGCTCGCTCCAGCTCGGGTCCCAACGGTCCACCGACCAGGCCCAGGCCAGGTACGGCAGCAAATGAGCCGGACAGGTATCGGGGTTGTACAGCGTCCGAAGCGGGATCTCGGTCACTTCGTCCGTGGCGACTTCAACTCCCCGTTCCAGCAGGGTGCTGTTCAACGGCAGCAGGCTTTTCATGTCAGCCACCCCGCGTCACGCTGATGTCTTTACACCAGGCTGCCTGCGCTTTGGTGGGACGAATATCCGACCACCCCACCAGCTCCACACGACTGACACCCGCAATGTGCAGCTGCGCATCCACACCTGACCGCGCCACCTCCAACCCTAGTCGACGCCTCGGGTTCACCCACGCCCGCAAGCGTTGCTCGCATTCCGCGAGAATCGCTTCGTTCTCCGGACCAGTACCCGACAGATAAATCAGGGCCTCAATCCGATAGATCAGGATCTCAGCAGACTGGACCTTGAGCCGATCGGCAACGGGGCGTACATCGTCGTCATTCAGATGCAGACGCACGGTCTCCAGCAGCTCAGGAGAAGCCAAGCCTGTGCCTTCCAAGTCCAGCACTGTCACGACCACCTCGGCCGGGGCCGGGCTCTCTGCTGTTGCGTCGGCCACACGCCCCGAAGCGTTGCGGGCATGCAGGATGTAGCTATTGCGCGGCCCCGCGGTGGTCAGCCCCTCGTACACCAGTTGCACACGCTCACGCAGTGCATCGTCTTCCTCAAGGACCTGCTCCACCGGAGGCACCGCGCTCAAGTCCTCAGCCTGCACTACCAGCCGCTGCAGGTTCACATTGGCAGCCAGTTGGTCGAGGTCGGCCCTCATTGCATAAGCCAACATCAGCGACTTCGCCGCATCGTTGACCCGTGCACGGTTCTGCATCCGGCGGAACGCGCCCAGCTCGAGGAGCTTGGTGATCGGGTCGCTCTCGAGCAGCGCATCCCACTTATCACCCATGTACTCACGGAAACGCTGCAGCTCTTCGCTGTAAATCTCCTCGAAGTCCAGGCTCTCCAGCACCTGCGGCGCCGGGAGCTGCGATAGATCCACTGCGCTCATACACTCACCTCCATCACTGCGCTGTCGCCCAGGTACTCGCCGGTCAGCTGCAAGCTGATCTGCCCATCGACAACAGCCACAACGCGCACGCGCTCCAACCGTAGCCGCGGCTCCCATCGGCCCAGAGCCCGCGCAACTTCGGCCTGTACCGCGCTCTTCCAGCCCTCATTCACCGGCAAGTCCACGTAGCGGCGTAACTGGCACCCGTACTCCGGACGCATCCGGCGGCTGCCGACCGTAGTACCGAGAATGTCCTCGATGGACTGCCGCAGGTGCGCCAGACCGGAGACCGGCTGCCCCGTTCGACGATCCATGCCGATCACGGTCAGGCCTCCTTGAAATCAGACCGGTTACGCATGTAGGCCAGGCCCGGCGCATCATCGCCCGCGAGGGTGACCTGCCCCTGTACCACTTCGAGTACCAGCCAGTCCGGCAGGACCAGCGTGCGCCGGGTGTACTCCTGGTCGATGAAGGTGACCGCCTTGTTCGGTTGTGGTGAAGTCTCGACGACCTCACCGGCTTCTTTCAGTGTCTTGGCCATGGAACCTCCAGGCATTAAAAAGCCCGCGCGGGGCGGGCTCTGGTCAGTGTTTGTGATTTGCCGTGTTGCCGGCGGTGTCGATGATCCGGCCCCCCCCGTTGATATCCCCCGTCACCGTGAGCGCGCCGTTGATCGTCACCGAGCCGGTCAAGGTAATTGTGTCGGCCTGAGCACTGATGCTGCTGGACTTCGCCGAAATGGCGTTGTCCGTCAGTACCGCCTGCGATGCCCCCACCTGAACGACCACCGTGCCGCTGGGCAACTGGATGGTGTAGCTCTTGGCCTGCCAGTCGTAGATCAGCGAGCCGCCATCGTCGAAGCGCCATGTCTCGACGTGGTCGCGGTTGTCCGGCTTAGCACCCGCGTTGCCGTACAGCCCCGGCACGAAGGTGCCCTGGGCGGGCTCGCCGCTGGGACTGATCAGGACACCCTGCTCGTCAAGGCTCGGCGCGCGCCAGTGGCGTGCCTTTCCGGCGGCCTGGCTGTGCCAACGCACCCAGGCGCTGGTCCAGTCGCTACCGTCCGACACCCGGACCATGGCCGCGACGAGATCGACAGCGACGACCCGACAGGGGATCACCAGGCAGGCCAGCATGCGGTCGTGCATTGCAGATGCGAAGCTCACTCCATGGCCTCCGGCGGCAGGTAACTGCCTTCACTGCCCGGGCCGGTGTCAGGGGAGAAGCCCCAGACGATCGAACCGGGCGGCTGGTTGGGCCAGGGCCACTCCTCCACGCCAAGGTAGATGATCTGGGTCCACTCGATCACCCAGGCCGCCAGCCCGTCCAGCTCCGGCCTGCTCCAGTCCGGTTCTGCCCGCACCAGCTGAGCCGGCTCGACCTCGATGCCCCAAGTCTGAAGACGTAGCAGCAGCGCCAGCTGGGCAGCGATAAACGCCACAACATGCAAATGGTCGTCATGCTCGGTACCGACAATGGCCCGGGCCTCAAAGCGCGCCTCGATCGCCATCTCCCCCGTGCCCGGGTCATGCTCCGCAGGCTCAAACCCGGCAAGCTCCAGAACAATCCCGGGGACGGCGATGGTCTCAAACAGCCCAGGCATCGTGCCCACGTAGTGCAGGCCAGGAATGGCCTGAGCGATGGTCTCCTCCATCGCGGCGTATACCCTCGCCAGAGGGATCGGATCATCAGCCATTACCAGTTCTCCCTGAGAGTTTGTGCAGTTCAAAGTTCAACTCTTGCTCCATCACCACTAGCAGCCGCTGGTGCGCCTTGTTCGTCCATGAGCTGAAGTGCGGCCTGACCTCCTCGAGGGAGATCTTGGCCTTGGCCAGAGGGAAGCGACTGTCGTTCTCGTTGATCCAGCCCGACTTGGCCCTGCCCGTTTCGCTGTCGGGATAGTCGCTCGCCTTGAAGTGCTTGCTGGCCGTGCGGATCCAGATGTCCGGCTGACCGCCATACACCTGCCGAAAGAACGCGCCCTGGTAGCGCCGGCCGGCAACAGATACGCCTGCGCGGGTCTGTCTGGCCCGGCCGGCACGGCTGGCCTCGATCGGGTTGAGACCAAACCAGAGCCGACCCTGCCCGTTGCTGCCCGCCGTGTAGGCCCGCAGGCGCTGCCGCACTGCCGCAATGGCAATGCGCTCCTGCTGGCCTACTGAGCGAGCAACGTGAGTGCGCAGCCAACGCAACGTCTTGTTGATGGCTCGCCGCTGGGCGGCGTTGATTGCCTTGGGCACCAGGTCGGCGAACTGCTCATATCCCTTGACCTGCCGGGGGTTGGCCTGAAGCGTGATCATGCCCTCGCGCGAGGACTGCTTGTAATAGCTGCCGACGTTCATCGCACCTCCCGCAGAGCGAAGTTGATCCAGCCCGTACCATCCGGGTCCCGCTTGGCGATGACATACCGTCCACCGCCATCCGCAGGGGCAAGATCGCAGACCAGGTACTGGCCTTCCTTGATACCGGCAGCATCGCCGACACGCACGGAGAAGACCGGTTGACGCAACCCCGTGTTGATCGTGCCGACCTTGGGTTGCTGCCAAGGCACAGACATGAATCCTTTCACCGGCTCGCTGAAGCCCTCGATCTCGACCTCATCCCCCAGCTCTTCCAGTAGCACCGCATCCATGCTCGCCACCTGATCGCGGAAGGCCACGATCAGTCACCGCCGTCCTGATCATCTTTCGGCAACTGGCCGCGGCGAGCGATCTTGCCTTCGTCCAGCAGCAACTCGGCGACCTCCTTGCTCGGTGGGGTGTAAACCTCACCCTGGCGGATCACCTCAGTGCCGTCCTGCAGGCAGCCTTCCACTACCACGTATTCCGTTTTCGCAGCCATGTCACACCACCTTTGCATAGAGGAAAGCGTTCGGTTCCAGCATGCCGGCCAGAGGAGCCGACTGGAGTTTCAACCAGCGCACGCTCGGCTCCTGGGTGACCCAGCTCTTGGGGAAGCGCGCCGCTTCAACCAGACCGCTTTCGATGGCGTCCAGATCCTGAATGGCTGCATAGAGCATGGCATTGCGGGTCGAGGTGGAACCCAGAATCAAACCGCCGGCAGGAATCACCGGCTGCTCGTCGTTGGCAGCGTCCAGATACCACTCGTCGTAGACGTACAGGTCGATGCCTGGGTCGTTGAGATAGCCGAGGTAGGTCACCCCATCCGGCAGCTCCTCGGGCTTGATCAGGCCCATGTCCACACGCCGGCTGTTCAGTTGCTTCAGCACCGTGTCGTTGCCCTGAAAGGCGTCCTGCGCCTCGGCGCTCAACACCGCGACGTTTGCCGATCGGCCAGAGTCCTTGGCGATCTGGCGGCGCCACTGACGCAGATTGGCGATCGGGTCAGAGCCCGCGGTGTTCCAGCGCCCGGTGGCGAGCGTGACCTTGTGGGTGTCTTCCATGAGGAAGTCGATGGTGTCATCCACCCCCTCACCGACGACCCGGATGCGCCCGGTAGTCAGCGCCTGAGCGCACATCCACTCCTCGCGGCGGGTGATCTCGTCATCGAGCCCCACCAGGTCACGACCGAGCAGCGCACCTGCCCGCTCGAGCGGGGTGCGAGTCGAGTAGGGGTTTTCGCCGGCCCCCCGCTTGAGAATCAACTCTGCGCGGGTTTCGCGCTTCGGTTGAATGTACGGCGGCTTATAGGTCGAAGAATTGATGCCAGTACGCTGCGACACGCTGCCTGGCAGGGTCGGGTGAACGAACGGCGCCATCTTGCGCTGGCCCTTCACGATGTCGATGGTGACCGCTTCGGTGCCAAAGGTCTCGGGAGCGCCGCCGTTGAAGAAGGTGTTCATGAGGAAGCGCCGCGGCGTCGCCATCTGCTCGACGGCTTCCAGCATGGTCAGGGTGTCGAAAATGTCAGTCATTGGGGGCTCCGATCAACGAATGAAAAGGCAGAGAGGACGCAGAGCGGCCTTTGCAGCGGCCAGGGACAGGCCCTCGCCCAAGGTGAGTTGACTGCCCAGCACTTGGCCGGTCAGGCGGATCGGCACGCTCTTGGCGCCGTCGGTGGTGTCCACGTCCTGATCGAGAATGGCCGTGGGCTTTTGCGAGCCGTCCTCGGCCGCGGCCTTACACAGCAGGAACTCGCCGGAGGCCGTGACCTGCCCCAGCACCGCACCGCGGGCCAGCTTCTGGCCGGCAGCGATAACGCCGGTGTCCATCACGATGGGGAAATCGCCCGCCGAGAGCTGAGTCGGCAGGTAGCTTTTACGTTCGGGATTACTCATGAAACTCTCCTTCAGCGGCGCGAAGCGCCGGCCACAATGGCGCTGACGGCGGCTTTGCGGTCGGCTTGCTTGCTGTCAATGGTTGGGGAAGTGCCGGTGACGCCTTGGGCATCGCCCTTGATGGCGGCCAGCGAGATACCGCGGTCCTGGGCCGCCTTGAACAGCACCAGGGCGGTGGCTTCTACAGAGCTGCCACCGTCGATGGCAGCCCCGACTTCCTTCTCGAAGCCTTTGGCGGCCAGGGCGTTGATGCCTTTGATGCGTTCACGCTCGGCGGTGGCAGCCTCGGTGCGGATCGCCGCGGTGTCAGGCTGGGCCGCCTGAGCGATCTCGATGGTGTTCGGGTCAGTGCCAGCTGCAATCGCCGTGCGCAGTTCTGCCGTGGTAGTGACGGTGGTCATGGTGTGTATCCTTGGGGAGTTGAGGGCCGGCTTGGCCAGTTCAGTAATCAGGGATTCGAGCGAGCCCACGCGATGGGCCAGGCCGTGCTTGACGGCGTCGGCACCGACGCGGATCCCGCCGTGATCGCCCATCTCGGGCACCTTCTCGGCAGCCACGCCGAGGTTGCGGGCAACCTTGCCCACGAAGACTTCGCCCAGGGCATCGATGGTCTCGCCCAGCTTGGCCCGGCCCTCCTCGGTATTGAGGTCTGGGCGCTTGTTGGGGGCATTGCGACTGACGATCTGGTAGCGGGTCCGCCCGCTCACCTTCTCGTTCTCGACGACCGCCTCGACGACAACACCGATGCTGCCGGCGAGGCTCGCTTCGTCGATGACGATTTCGCTGGCCGCCGAGGCGATCCAGTAGGCCGCGCTGGCCCCCATCCCGCCGATGTAGGCAACGATGCGCTTGCTCGCGCGACCGGCGTAGATCATTTCGGCCAGCTCGTTGATGCCCGACGCAACCCCGCCCGGGCTGTCGATGTTGAGTACAATCGACCTGACCTTGGGATCGTCCAGCGCTCGCTGGATGTCGGTGGCCAGGATCTGCGTGCTGGTCGCCCCGCTGATCTCGGTGAACAGGTTGGCGTAGCGGAAGATCGGCCCAACGACCGGCACCACGGCCACGCCGTTGCGCATGGTCACCTTGCGGGTGTCCTCCAACTGCTCGCCGCGCTTGGTCGCCAGTGCCACCGGATCGCCCATGCGGTCGGAGATGGTCAGTAGGTTGTCCAGCGCGTCGGGCAGCATCAGCCAGGGCTGCGAGGCCGCCAGCTCAAGTGCTCGAGGCATGTCTATTCCTCTTCGGGTTTGGGGTCAGGCGGGGACTCAAGCCCGCTCTTGGGCAAGGCCTGCATGTTGTGCGTCCGGCGGTAGGTCACTTCGCGGGTTCGCTGGCGAATGACCTGTTGCCAGGGCTCGCCGGTCATGGCCGCGGTTTCCAGGGTCTCGTTGCTCACGCCGATCTCGATGCGCTTGCCGGCAGCGTTGGCTTCCTTAAGCTCATCGATGGCGCCCCGGGCCGGACCAATCCAGAGGGCTTGGCAATAGGCCTTGCGTCTGGCCGGAAGGTTGTATCCGGGCAGGTCGATCAAGCCGCGGGCCACCGCCTCATCGATGACCAGTTCGCGGCTCGGCTGGCAGAAGTCGCAGGCCAGCCACCAGCGGCGCAGGCTGTAGAAGCGCCAGGCCTGGAGCATCGCGGCGCGGGCAGCGCTGTAACTGCTGCTGTAGTGCAACAGCAGCTCTTCCAGCGGCAGCTCCAAGGCCGCGCCGATCTCCTTCACCACCGCGGTAAAGAACGGATCGAACTGGGCGTTCGGACGGCCGGGATTGGCTACCATGGGCTCCTCACCCACGCCGAGGTCCACGATGGCGCCCTCACCCAGTGCGAGCGTGCCGTCAGAGGTGTCATCCCCACCGGGCTGTTCTTCCGTCAGAGCCGACATCGGCAGGTTGCCGGTGTTGAAGTCATTGCTCTTCTTGATGAACACGGTAAACATCGCCGAGATCACGGCAGCCATCAGCTCGGCGCTGCTGTAGCGCTCCAGCTTCTGTAGGGGCTCCAGCACCGGGGACAGGTATGGCACGCCGCGCTTCTGCCCGGGCCGCTCTTTGTCGGCCATGACGTGTAGCACGCGGCGCCGCCCTGTCTCAGCACCGAACACGCTCAGCCGTTCCCACGACAGCGTCTTTCCCGCCAGATGCTCGCCGGGGTAGCCGGAACAGACGTGGTACGCCACAGGCGCACCCAGCCCGTCAAACTCGACCCCCTCCACCAGGTTCACGCGGTCCATGCCGCTGTTCGGGTTGCCGACACGGTCGGACTCGATCAGTTGCAGCCGCGTACTGAAGATGCACCCGGGGCGTTCCTGGTCCGGGCTGGCCACAAACACATCCCCCGCCACCATCGACGACACCAGTACCAAGGCTTGCAGCTGGTAATGGTTGAGCGTCGCTTCGGCGTCACACTCCCTCGGATCATCGGCATACAGCGACCACAACCGATCCAACTGAGCGTTGAGCCGTTCGGCCTCCTCTTCCGTCAGGCCCAGCGCTTCATGGTCGACCTGGGCGCGGCAGACCAGCCCCGTGCCAACGACGTTGGTTCGTAGCCGGGTGATTGCCGCGCGGGCCACCAGGTGGTTACGCATGGCGTCACGGGAGCGCGCCACCAGCATGCGGCGCTCGTTCTGGTTGAAGTCGCGCCTTGGGCTGCCAAGGCCGGGCAGCCAGCTGGCTACGCTGCGCAGTACCCTCGACGCGCCACGCCAGCGGGTTTCGACCCCACCACCGCCGCCCTGGGCGACGATCTGTTGCCCATCGACCGAGGCCCTGGCCACGCGGATCGCTTCGGACATCAGCTGCTCGGCAGCCGACTCTCGTTTTCGGAACGGCCACATGGTCAGATCCCCATGTAGGAAACGCGGTTGCGGCCCCTGCCCTGAAGCGTTGCCTGCTCCGCGGCGACCTGTTCGGCGTACTGTTTTTCCAGCAAGCGCAAGCTATTCAGCTCGGCCAACTGAACCTCACGATCCTGCCGACGCAGCCGCTGGCCGTTCTTCAGGACGCGCGAGATCGCCGCCCGGACTTCGGCAAGGCGTTGTTGTGCATCTGTCATGGTGAACCTCGGTTAGCTGACGCGGCTCCGTGTGCCCCGACCGCGCGAAACCACGCGACGAGGAATCGGCGCCACCGCCTGTTCAGTAGTGAAAAGAGTGGGCTGAAGCAGTTGCTGCTCCAACTGGTCCCATTCGTTGTCGCGCAGCAGATGGGTCTTCAGGCTGCGAGCGGCGTGCAAGGCGTACACCTCGCAGTCCAGCGCTTCGTTGCGCCGGCCTGCCTTCTTTTGCCAGACCATCTTGCTGGGGGTGCGCGGGTGCGGTGCCAGGACCTCGTTGGTCAACTGCTCGTAGTAGTCCGCGCGGATCTCGCTGTACCAGTGCATGCGTCCCGGCCCGCTGCCCTTGAGCCGCATCCGGCCATCGATCAGGGTCTTGGCCTTGTGGGTGCCGACGATGAACACGCGCAGGCCATACTTCGCGGCCTTGGTGTTGTCCTGGCTGGTGTCCGCGGACTGCGCCGGCTTGGTGAAGATCTCCCGATCCCGGCTGTCGATGGACGCGCCCTTGATCGCCATGATGTTGAAGCGTTGGCGATCCCGAACGTAGGTGTACACCGCATCGCTGGTGTTGCCGTCAGAGCTGTCAACGCTGACCGCCGACACGGCCAGTTGCGCACCGCTCTCGGTGGGGATCGGCGTGGCGATAATCCTGTCAAGCTCGGTCCACACGCCGTCATTCGGGTCAATCGGGTTGCCGGGCAGTTCGCCCCAGTACAACCGCCACGACTCCTCCCCTCGCCCCCAACCCACGATGACCAGGGCGAGACGATCGCCCTGGACGTCGACGCCGACCGTAACCAGCAGCGTCCCCTTCGGTGCCGTCAACTCGGCGTAAGGCTCGGCGCGCTTTTCCAGCTCGTCCGTCTTCGGCGCGTTGCTCTTGTACTCGTAGCTCTCGCCCATCGAGCTGTTGGTGAAGGCGATCATCGGGCCGATGTTGCCAAGCGATGCCGCGTGTTCGGCCTGCAGCTTCTTCTCCATCAGCACTTCGAAGCGCGAGCCATGGAACGTGGCATACAGCTCGTTGAGGATGTAGCCAGCGATGCCGCGAAACTCGGCGGTGGCCACCCAGCGCCCTTGCTTGAGGTTGGCGTTCTTCTGGTGGTCATCCCAGATCTCGCCGCAGTGAGGGCATGCGTAATACGCCGTTTCCGGGCGGCGCTTGCCGTACACCTCGTGCAGGTAGTGTTCGTCCTCGTCGCAGTGCAGGTGGTCGAAGCTCAGGGCGTGCGCCTGGCCACAGCCGTGGCACGGGACCAGGCCCACACGCTTGTCCGACAGTTCCAGCTCGGCGTCGATCGCCGACAGCCCCTTAATCGTCGGGGTGCCGCCGATGATGATCTTCGAGCGTCGGAACGTCTTGAGGCGCTCCTTACCCAGCTTGATGCTGTCGCCCTGCCCCCGCAGGTTCAGGTTGCAGTCGTCGGGCTCCTCGATAGCCAACCGTGGCACGGGCGTCGACTTCACGCTGGCCGGGCTGTTCGAGCCGACCATCTTCAGGAAGCCGCCGGGGAAGCGCTTGAAGTCCTGGCGCTGCTGCAGCTTGCGGCTGCGCAGGTCCACTTTCTTGCGTAGCCGCGGCGTGGCCTCAATCATCGGTTCGAGCTTCTCGCCGACGTACTGCTTGGCCGCCTCGGCCTTGGGGAACAGCACCAGGATGGGCGAAGGATCGATGTCGATCCACTTACCCAGGGCATTGCCCAATACGCCCGAGGTCCAGGCCACCTGGGCTGACTTACGGCAGACAACCTCGCTGATGTTCGGATCGTCCAGCGCCTCGAGCGGGCCACCGGGCCAGATCAGGTGTGGTGTCTTGTCGAACCGGTATTTACCTGGTGTCGCTGACTCTTCGGGAGCCAGCCAGCGGAACTTGTCCGCCCATTGGATAATGGTCATGCGCGGGGGCGGCGCCCACTTGCGGCAGACCCGGCCCATCGCTTTACTCGCCGTCTTCCTCAAGGCCCTCCTCGTCGTCCGGCTCGTCAGGATCCCCAGCGAGATCGTCATCCTCGTCATACGCGGACAACCTCCTCAGTATTGATTCGATGGGCTCGCGGATCAGTTGATCGTCGACCTGCACGCCGTACTGCGCGGATAAGGTCGCGGCCAGCTCATCGGGGAAGGTGTTGAGCAACTCGATCTTGGCCGCGGTAATCACTGCCTCGAAGCGCTCGACGATCTCTGCCTCGATCACGACTTCGCCCAGGTCCTTGGCCAGCGCCAGCTCTTCGCGGTCGCCGCGCAGCCTGTCAAGCCGGTCCCGAGTGGACTCCTTCTTGCCGTTCAACGCGGCCTGGCGCATCAACCATTCGATCACCGCCTGGGTGTCGTACTGGTTTTCGTTGCCACGCCCCACGCCGAACTCGATAACCGGCATGCCTTCCTTCTGCCACCGGCTCAACGTGCGTTCGTCTCGGCCGACGATCTCCCCCAGTTCGCCCTTGCTGACTGTCTTGCCCATCGTTAAGTCCTTGAAAAGACGGACATCCCTGCCGAAATCTCAGCTGCAGGGAAACCGCGAGTCTGCGCACCCGTGTAGGGGGCGGGCCGGGGGAGGACCCAGAAAAACGGCCCCCTCCCCCTGGCCGGGTCATTGCCCCGCCTCACTGCTGGCCGGCGGCACCTGCTCAAGGCCCAGCCGCTTCGCGGCCCAGCGTTCGTAAAGGTTGATGGCGACATCGGCCCCGGCCATTGCGGTCAGGCAACCAACCGACGCTGCCGCCCAAACCGAAACCCCAAGTGCGTACAACAGCATGTTGGTCGACAACCCGCAGGTGACACAGGCACCCGAGCGCAAGGCCAGCCGGCGGACCAGCCCCCAACCACGAGCGCCCGCCTTGTCCGCCCGCCACATCTCTCCCGATACACCGCCGACCAGGGACAGCACGATCACCATCCAGATCGGCAGTTCGGCTAATGTTTGTTGCTCGCTATTCATGTAGTCCTCATTGGCAAAGCACGGCGCCGGAAAAAGAAAACCCCGCCGGGTGGCAGGGTTCTCGATGCCCCGACTGATCGGAGCGGGTTGCACGACACAGTGCTTGTGGGGGAAGCGCCTAAGCGCACTTGTCATATCGTGGCGACTTTTTACCCCCGACCGGAAAAACCGAAAAGAGGCAATTTTCGGTACATCGCAATGTGGGGGCTATGTAGCTTCAATGTTGCACACAAGTAGCATTGGCACCCGACGAACGGTATGGCTTCGATCTGGACCTGAGCGCGCCGCCAGAATGCCTTGCACCTGCAGGTGCATCGCTTTGACCCAGTTGCGATAGGTACGGTCGGCGTCTTCAGCCAACCCAACCTGGCGCATTTGTTCCCGCACCGGTGCTTCATGCAGATAGCGAAACACCGCCAGTCGCGCCAGGACTTCGCCACGCTTGTCGCGACGCCTCAGCTCGGCCACAGCGGCATCAACTTCAGCTGCAGCGTGATCAAGTCCAGCACCCGCCACCAGGATGCTGGAGCCTGCAGCACCACCGCGAGGCGCGGCGCCCTTCCACTCCATGATGCTGCCCATCTGACTGCCCAGGCCAGACCCAAGACCGAGCCGGGCACGCTGTTCCGCCCAATGGCGCATCAACTTCTCGACGTCAGCAAGCATATGCAGCCCCTTACTTCCGGCGACCCGAAGTCCTTTCAGCTTCGACCTCTCTTTTCAGTTCCGCATTGCGGTTGCACATTGGCTCAAGCATGGCAACAACTGCCAGGTAGTCAGGCAAGTGATCACTTACCAAGATGTAGTCAATTACATCTCCGTGAGCTTGAACATCGAAGATGTGGAGGATCCCAGGCAGGCGCTTGTTGGTGCTATCCGCCGATCGTTGATAATTGCTGTAGACCTCATTCACGTCGTCCCAGAGGTGAAAGCCCATCGACTTCATGTAATCGTCACTATCCCAACCGTCATTCCACTCCTGCCCGGAGTACTCCTCCAACAACTCAGCAACACGTTTCAGTTGTCCATTTTCTACGGTGTAAATAGCCATTTTTCGCCTTCCTACGCTTCTGGTTTATGTCGGAACTTTGTCGGAATTCTGTCGGAATGATTAATTCCTTTAAATTCAATGCTTTAACGCTAAATTCAGACAATCAGACAGGTATTTTGAGAAAGCCTTACGTATGTAGGTGCGCGTACGCGCACATGAGGACTTTCAAAAACTCTGTCGGAATGTCGGAATGCCTAATTTCATTGGGCTTAGCCCTGTCGGAACGTTGTCGGAATAGTGTCGGAATGTCGGAATCAGAAAGGTCCCGGCGGGGGCAGAGCATGGCGGTCGAAAGCCGTCGTAAATTTACGGCATTCCAGCCCGGCCTTGCCGGCCCAATCGCGCCCCAGCTCTCCCTTCTCTGCCAAGAAAGATGGCGTGACATAGATCCGCTTCGTGATGAACTGATCCCCTTTCGTGGGGTACCGAATATCGGTTCTTGCCTGCTTCAAATCCCTCACAGCCTCCTGCGTGAAATCGCGTTGCCTTCGCTTGAACTCGTTCGCACCATCACACCACTTACAGAAGGCGCGCCACAAGTCGTCCTGGGTGACAGCAGCGGTCACCGGGAACTCTGTCTCCCCAGCTAGCCATCGACGCACGAAGTACCGTGGCGCCGGTAAGCTTCCATCAATCAGCCCCTGCTTTTCCTCATTGAGGGGTGGCTTGGTATGGGGGCTGAAACCTGTCAAATCAAGTCCCATCAGGTATTCATAGAACGCAGCGATACCCCCTGACTCGATCTCGTTCACCAGGGCCTCGAAGTACTCCTTGGGCGGCACCCGATCCACATACAGCACCAGGTACCGACGGTCCCCGTCATCAAGGGCCAGCGGCACGGTGGAGTTGGAAAGGAACACGAAATTGAGGTGGTTCCTCTCCTCCCTCACCGGCATGTTCTTCTCATTGATCTGCAGTGTCTCTCCTGTGACCAGGTGCTTTAGCACTCCCTTGTAGTGCCGCATCTCTTCACGACTCACCACCTCTTCAGCCAAAGCGAACAGCTTGCGGCTCTGCCAGCCGGTGAACTGGCTCTCCAGTTGCGCCTGCCCGATGGTAGTGCCATAGGCACCGTAGATCTCACGCACCACCTTTTCCCACAGCAAACTTTTGCCTGGCCCCTCGGCACCGAACATCACCACAGCCGTAGCCATCTTCGCACCAGGGTTCTGCAACGGATAGGCGATCCACTTCAATAGGAATCGGTACTCATCCGCACGGTTGTTGCACAGCAACCCCAAGTGCTTGAGGATCAGCTGGCAACCATCCTTCCCGCGCTCATCCCGCTCAGCATGGAACCCATCGAACAGGTTCAGCATCATCGGACTGCATGCCTCCGTCGGATCAAACACCACATCCTGAGCCATACGGCGGTGCTCGCTCTCCTGCCACCACTTGTACGTAGTACGCCCGACCGCCTCACGGATGGCAGGCAGTTTGATCATGCGCCCCCGGGCACAATCCCAGGCGACGTCAGACCCGTAGATCACCACGAAATCGCGCAACAACTCCTGCTCACTGATCCGAAAGCCCCCTGAGCCCCCAGGTGTGTGTGAGCCGGGCTGGTAATCATCTTCCGGCCACTCCGGAGAAGGGGCGCCGGGAGGAGGTTCGTAATCCGGTGCAGTAGTCGCAGGCAATGATTCCACCCCAGCCAACACCTGCTCACCGGAAGGGGCGCGGGGAAGGTCATCGTGCACTGACCTCGCCTCTCCCAACGGGGGTGGCGAGGGCGGCCTAGACTGTCCCCCCAGGCCAAGCAGGCGCGCCGCTTCCTTGGTGGCGGAACGAACATCACCACCATGTTCGAGAATGCAGTACACGTCGAACGCGTCGTTCTTATGCCCGTTCGCTAGCGGATCCGAACTGTGATGGGAAAACAGCTTATCGTCGGTGATCGTCACCCCGGGCAAACCGCTGCTGCTTTGAGGACACAGCCACTTTTCCCCCATACGTTTGTAGCCATGCACCTCGATCAGCGTTGCGATGTCATGGCTACGATTGAACTCCGGGATAACCTCAGGCAGATCCTGGCTCGCCGCCTGCGCGACTGAACGAGGCTTCACCTGGGCGCGAGGCGCAGGCGGTTTTGGTCGCCATGGGCACGCGGCCTCGGCCTGAGACTTGAACTGGTCCCACCCTTGCCAAATACCGAGCAGCTCTGCTGGCAGATCAATCAAACCATCGGGGCTTGGAGGATTGCGCCAGAAGTACGGCTTACCAGTTTGGGGGTGAATGGAAGGCGGTAAGACATCCTGTACCAGGCCGCCCCGCAACTCGAATACGGTGACCTTTTTGAAGGGGGCTGCTGCCAGGCGCAGCGCGGCTTCAGCGGCTGCGTCACCCGCATCCATAGCAGCTTTCACCTGGACCATGATCCCCTTGTAGATCGAACCATCGGGGTCCGTCTTGTTAGGCCACACCAGGGAATGCCGAGTCAGCTCGATACCATCGGGTACCCGAAACAGAATGCGAAAACGCGCTGGATTGCCCACTACCGTCGGATAGCCCGTCGCAAGTGCGTCGAGATCTAGCCCGAGCGTCTGCTGCAGAGCTACCCGCGACATTTCTACATCGTCCACATCGAGCGAACAGACCCGTCCCGGGCCGAGCACGGCACCAAGGTTGTGGTTCGGGTGCGCCTGCCAGAACGCCTCGGCAGCATCAGCATCAGTGAAGTAACCACCCGGCTTGTTCCAGCCGTCCCCCTTCGGCGCCTTGTCGCCCGGCGCAATGGGTACCAGAGCAAGACCGAAGGTTTCGATGTAACGCCTCGCCCAATCAGCAGTGGTGGGAGTTGGGCGCCCCGTCATCTGCGGCGCTCCCGCAGTTCCTGGCAACTGATGCAGGTTTCACAGCCCGCAACCGACTGCTGACGGGCGACCGGAATCGGCTCGTCGCAGTCATCGCAGAACTGCAAACTTGGCTTGACAGCCTTGCGGGTATGACGCTGCAGCGAGACCTGCAGGAAGTACTCGGCCTGATCGTTGGCGAGGTCGATAGCGTCAGCCATTGGCCTGATCCTCCATGGCTTGGCGCGCACCCGCAGTGATCGCAAGCACCTGGCGGATAACGTCCATTCCGCAGGCTTCCAGCCTCTGAACTTCATGAAACTCCCACACGTTGTCCGCCGCACCTTCGTGCATGCTACTGACGAACCCCGCCGCCTCGTTGAGCAGCAAGCCAACTGCTTTCAGTTGTTCGTTGGTTGCCGGAACTGGCTGCGGGCGGTACCAGACCACCCCGGCAGCCCTCCCCAAGGCATCCAGCACGCGCTTGTCAGAGGTCCACTGCAACACCTCCTCAAGCTCGTCAGGCGTAAGCCAACGACGCTCTTCATCGTGCTTGAGCTTCTTCTGCAGGGCATCCAAGTCCATGCCCATCTCAAAAGCCAGGCGGGTAATACCACCCTTGTATTCGCGACCTGCGCGCCAGAGCGCATGCCGTAGGGAGAGAGCCAGACTGCCGTCCGGCTGATTGTCGATGCGACTCATAACCGTTAATCCTCGTTTAACGGTGTAGTCACGGGATCAGGCAAGCCCTATCCTACGACCACGACCGTCGTGCTGTGCGTTAATCCGCGCTGTGCTGTGCGTGTACTGCATGCGGTAACAGTCATCCGGCTGAACTTGTGAGAGAGAGCACCGGGTGACGAGAGTGATAGTGTTTGCACTGTCATAGCTGAGCTAGGAGGTGAGAGTCCTGGCTCAGCGTTCTTTTTCCTGCTTTGTTCCAGCCTTCTCCATCTCCTCCTCGCAGAAGAGTTCGATAGCCTTACCTACCTCGTATCGGACTGCTGCCCCCTTCGTCGCCCTATAAATAGTTGGTTGGGTTGTTCCAACCCGCTCTGCAATCGCGCGCTGGGAGAATCCCAGCTCGACAAGTTTTTGAAGCATCTCTTGAATGGTCATTGCACCCACCGATGCGTTATCGAATTGAAAAGATAATACCCAAACGAATTAATGCAAGCAATACAATTCCAATACGTTAACGAATCAGAGCACTGAGCCGTGATAGGAAACCGCGTTGCGCTGCGCATGCAGGAGCTGGGCTGGTCTGAAGGAGAGCTAGGGAGAAGATCCGGCGTACCTCAGCCCACAATTCATCGAATTCTCACAGGCGTATCTGCCAGCCCACGCCAAGCAAACGTCGAGAAACTCGCCAAGGCGCTCGGCGTTACGAGCGAATGGCTATGGAAAGGGGGAGACGCACCGTCTATCGCAATCGGTGAGGCTTCAAATATCGAACTCGGCCCCCGAGTTCGCGGAGTTGTACCCCTCATCTCCTGGGTGCAAGCCGGAGTATGGTGCGAAATGCAAGACGGCCTGGAGCTACAAAGCGTCGAGACTTGGCTGCCGTGTGCTGTTTCCCATAGCAGTTCAACGTTCGCTCTCAGGATCAGGGGCCTATCGATGTTCAATCCCCACGAACGTCGTTCCTTCAGGGATGGAGACATCATCTTCGTTGACCCTGTCAAAGAGTACGAAAACGGCTCCCTTGTAATTGCTAAGCTGCCTGATAGCAGGGAAGCGACCTTCAAGCAGTTGGTGCTTGAGGGGCAGAGGCAGTTCCTCAAACCGCTTAATCCTGCGTGGCCGGATCCCATCATTGAGCTGCCAGATGACGCGGTCATTTGCGGTGTAGTCATCTCAAAGGTCGAAATCTTCTAGCTACCGGCCAGCAAATCAATACGTTTAAGTATTGACCGCAAAAATTCGTTTAAGTATTGTCTGAACCGCAACCCTCTCTCTCACTGAGGTTCAGACATGCCAACCGCACAGCACTCCACCCAGTGCAAGATCTACTTGCACCCAATGACCTGCAACCGCCCCGCCTCATTGGCGGCATTTCAGCGCCGTACAGGTCTTCGAATCGTCGTCACCGCCAACGGCAACGCGCAAGCCATCCCATTCACTGGGGGCGCCGTATGAGCGAGTTCAACATCCCACTCAGCCGGGTCATGGTGCTCGAGCGCACCCTGGAACACGGCGGCACCGTGACCTGCAAACTGCAGCGCCCCGAGGCCTCGCTGGACGCACAAATCTACGTCGAGAACGACAACACCACCCACCACATCAAGGTGAGGATGGGACCACTCGCCAGCTCGCTGGCCCTGCCTCGCAAACTGGCGACTAAGTGCCAGTCCTTGCGGGACTTCCTGCAGGACACGGCCAATGGCCGAGCCGACTCCGGCGCTCAGTCGGAAGAGGCCCTCGCCCTCATGGAAGCGCAGGAGAGCGTGGACGAGGTCCTGCTGACTGACCAAATCGCCTATGTCATCCCCACCGTCAACCGTGACCGCCCCTTCGGCGCAGTCGTGATCAACGATCAGGGCGAGGTCTGCGCCGCAGTCACCGCCTCCAGCAAAGAACAGCTCGCTGCAGCTGTGCGCGCGAAGCTCCAGCCCGGCCATGAGGGGATTGGGGATTACGCATGAGCACGCTGGAACAACTGCGCAGCGAGTGGACCACCCCCTGTCCGACACTGACCGCCGTGAGGGAGCGCTACTTCCCTCACATCGGGTCGGATCGGCGGTTCAGGGAGCTGATCAACAAAGGCGAGATCGGGTTGAAGCTGAACAAGCTGCACAACTCAGCGAAGGCACAGCACGTGATCTATCTACACAACCTCGCCCAATACCTCGACCGCCAGGCTGAACAAGCCACACAAACCGCTTGAACCAGGCGGCCCCGGCCATCAGGGGCAACCAGCCCGCCACCGACTCTCACATACCCGGCGGCGGGCTAATTTGGAGCACACCAAATGCAACCGCATCAGTACGCACTTTCCGCCGGTATCGCCTTGCTGTTCCTTTTGACCGCCCTACCCTACTTGTTCGGGATCGCCCGTCGACGTGCGCTCGATCAAGGGAAAGAAATCGGCCTCGCGGAACGCGACGCCACAAACGTCGCCAGGGTGCGGGATCTTCGCGCCGACCTCGATGAGATCGCCATTCAGCGCGAGGCCGAGAATCGCAAGCACCTCACCACAATCGCCAACCTCAAGCGAAACATCGTCGAGCTGGAGGAGCGGATCGCGTCCTACACCGGGCTGGCGGTGACCAGGGCGGACTACGAGAGGCTGCTCGGCGCCGCTGAGACTCTGCGCCTGACCCAGCGCACCTTGAACGCACTGAAATCGCAATCCCAAGCAACCCGAGCAGGTGCTCAAGCTGAAGCCATTGACGAACTGGCCATGCGCATCCATGCCCAGCTGCGCAACATTCCGACCAACGCTTCCACTGCGGGGACCGCGGCATGACGATCCCAACTCCACGCAGCTGCCTGGTCCACGGCCCGCAAGGCTGCGGCAAGACCACCAACTCTAAAGCCATCGCCAAGGCCCTGGGACTGGCCCACGTCCTCGACAGCTGGACACCAGGCCAAGCCACACCACTGCTCAACACTCTGGTTCTGACCAATGCGTTCGAGCCGAACTGGCACTTCAAGGGACGCGTCCTGAGCTTCGATCAGGCTATGCAGCTGGTCGACCAGCAGGTGGCACAGCCATGACCCTACGCAAGCACGTCCTAAAACACTTCCACATGTGCTGCGGCCTGGGTGGTGGCGCGAAAGGGTTCAATCGCTCCAAGCCCATCGTCGGCAACCTGCAGGCAGAATGGCAGTGCATCGGCGGTGTCGACGTCGACCCGGCCGGCCTGGCCGACTTCGAGCGCCTTTCGGGTGTGAAAGGCACGCTGATCGATCTGTTCACCCGCGATCAATACATCCGCTTCCATGGCGAGGAGCCGCCGCAAGGATGGCGCGAAGCCTCACCAGATGACATCCGTCGAGCTGCAGGCGGTCAGCGCCCAGACGCAGTGTTCATCAGCTCCCCCTGTAAGGGCGCAAGCGGGCTGCTCTCGGAAACTATGAGCCAGACACCGCGATATCAGGCCCTCAATGAGCTGACTCTGCGTTGCATCTGGCTGTTTTGCGAGGCATGGGCCGATGATCCAGTACCTCTGTTGGTGTTCGAGAACGTTCCGCGCCTCGCTACCCGCGGCCGGCACCTGCTGGACCAGATCAACAGCCTGCTGTCCCGCTTCGGCTATGCCGTCGCCGAGACCACCCACGATTGCGGCCGCATCGGCAACCTCGCCCAGAGCCGCAAGCGCTTCCTGCTGGTCGGCCGCCATGTCGAGAAGGTGCCACCGTTCTTGTACGAGCCCGAGCAGAAGTCGCTCCGGGCAGTTGGCGACATCCTCGGACGCATGCCGTTGGCCGGCGACATCGAAGCAGCAGGCCCGATGCACCGCGTTCCTTCGCTGCAGTGGAAAACGTGGGTACGCCTCGCCCTGGTCGAAGCCGGCAAGGACTGGCGAAGCTTGAACGACCTGACGATAGAAGACGGCTATCTGCGCGACTTCATCATTGTTCCCGAGATGCGAAACGGGGTACTTGGTGTGCGCGAGTGGGACGGCATAGTCGGTACCGTCGCCGGCGAATCGCTCCCCACCAACGGCGCGTTCTCGATCGCCGACCCTCGCGCAAAAGCCGGTTCCCTGCAGTACCAGCAGTATGGCGTGCGCCGGTGGGACGAAAGCAGCGGTGCGGTGATTGGGGTCAAGAGCCCAGGGCAAGGCACGTTCAGCGTGGCCGATCCGCGCCGAACTGGCGGCGGCTTCGGCAAGTACCAGGTCACCCCGTACGGCAGCCCAGCTGGCACCGTTATAGCCGGCAGTACCACTGGCCAAGGCGCCTTTGCCGTTCAGGATCCACGCCCAGGCATGCGCCGCACCAAGGGTGATGCATACCTCACCGGTGGCCACTACGGCGTGGTGCCATGGGACGGTCCTGCAGGCGCGGTATCCGCCAGTGCAATGCACGACAACGGCCGCTGGAGTGTGGCGGATCCGCGACTGCCGGCCGCCAACGACCGACTCACCTGTGTGATCGAGTCCCTGGACGGCACATGGCACCGCCCATTTACCACCCTTGAACTGGCAGCCATACAGAGCCTGGTCGAACCAGAAGAACAACTGGAGCTGGACGGCCTGAGCGATCAAGCGTGGCGCGAGCGCATCGGGAATGCCGTGCCACCAGCAGCTGCTGAAGCCGTTGCGGACGTGATGGGCACCACCCTACTGCTTGTCGCCCAGGGAGACCTTCGTGCTCAGCAGCATGCCGATCTGGGTGCGCCCTGTGGCTGTAGGCCTGAGCGTTGCTCAACGGGAGGTAGCCTGATGCACGCCCTATCGCATCACCCGCATGGCACAACCGCAGATGCGACGGCCAGGCACGACCTAATCAAAGCGGAGGGCTGTAAGCCCGACCTCAACATCCACCCCACCAAGGTGAAGCGAGCCTTGGGGAGAAGCGCATGAATACGGCTTTCGTACTGATGGCACAATACAACAGCAGAGCGATCATCTCGCTCGAGCAAGTGTGCACTGATTACTTTACGCATTTGACGCCAGATATGTTCCAGCGCAAAGTGCTGGCCGGTCAGATCAAACTTCCCATCACCCGTCTCGAACCGAGCCAGAAGAGTGCCAGAGGGATACATATCGCTGATCTGGCAATATATTTAGATCACCAAAGAGAAGCCGCTCGAAAGGAATTCGATCAGATCAATAAGCCTTTACGGACGAGCTAGCTGCTCTACGTGGGCGCTCTACCCCAGATGCGCCCGCGCTGCTTTCATAGATCAGAATCAGACCATAGATCCAGTTTTAATCAAGTGCTCTGCAGCAATTTTTTCGGAATAGACCTGATGCAAAGTTTCTAAAACCAATCTACCGAAAGGAGTAACCTCATATGATACTTGAATAAATGACTCCACCCTTTCAGGGTCAAGCATCATGGTTTGGCGGGTGGCATTCTCGATCTTCCTTTTACACACCCGAACACTCACCAAGATGTCTCCCAAGGCATGCTCGAAGGTATGAGGATTCATATAACCCTGCATAAATAAAAATAAATCTATATTATCCAGCCGCTCAAAAACACGACTTATTTCTCTAAAATTTTCCTTGCTCACTTCCTTTCGGACTAAGCGCTTGAATACACCGGCCAGCATCAGTGCCTTTTCTTCATTCTCCAGCCGGTCCATCAAATCAATCAAATCCGAAACAAATTCCTCAGCCTCATCTGAGTCTTCAAATGATTCATCAAATTCTTTCAGCTCATCCAGAGTGAGCTCTGCAACTTTGGAGTGGAAAGCTTCAACGCGTTTGAGAAATTTTTTGCGCTTGAATTGATTCCTAAACTCCCACGCCCCCTTTAGCGTTCCGACAACTGGTATATTTTTGATAGCATCCGATTCGATAAATGCATCGACTGCTGTTTCAGCATAATCTGCTACAGGCATTGATTCAAAGAAGCTTCGTACAATACCCTTAGATTTACCGCGTTTATCATCATCCTTTGCACTCATCATTGCCCCCTTAACCGACCCTTGCACCGAGAACTACACTAGAGCCCACAATTCTACCGAGCCACTTCCAATCTAAATACCTATCCCCACGCCCTCGAAGATGGGTGTATCTACGTAAAGAGTTCCAATCCCTATGTCCAGAAACGCTGGATACTCGAGGGATATCCCAGTCCATTTCAAACAACCGACTTACCCCCTCATGACGCAAATCATGAAAGTGTAGATCCTCGATTCCAGTCATCTTGCATGCCTTGGACCAAGCAGTCCCGACTGAGTCTGTATTGTATGGGAATATCTCGGGACACTCTCGCGGCATGCTCTGCACAATTCGCCATGCCTCATCCGGAAGATGACACCAGACATCATTGCCGATCTTCTGTCCGGGGTTTTTCATATCCCGCACTTTCACTGCCTGTCGATGATCATCCAGATCTTCCCAGAGAATGCGGGTGATCTCGTCCATACGTCGCGTTGAGAAGATCGCGAACGCCATTACCTTAGGCATGTGAATCACGGTGGGTCGACGCTTTAACATCTCGAAGAAGTGTTCCAGCACCTTATCGAGCTCATCAAGCGCAGGGCGCCGATCCCGCTCGCGGCTCCTCATGTTGTAACCGAACTGCTTCAGTACGAGGCGGGCATCAGGCATCGCCAGGGGATTGATCTCATACCCCCAAGCCGCCCTAGCCAGGGACAACACCGAGCCCAGGTGAGCCATATCATTGCCGGCAGTCTGAGGCTTGACCGAGCCGCCCTCGGGACTCATACGCCAGAGCGCATAGTCCACCAGCACCTGCTGACTGATGTCGGAGTCGACCTTTTCGCCCAGGTAACTGTTCTTGATGGCGTTGAGCGTTTGCCGCTTGGTCTGTCCCAACGGCCGGGCTTTCTCGGCTTCAACCAGGTAGCGATCGATCATCTGCTTGATGGTATGACCTACACGGCTGGCCCGCTCGATCGCACCAGGCTCTGCCAACTCAGTCTCCCGTCGCTTCGCCCAGGCCTGAGCGGCCTGTTTGCGGGCGAAGGTTTGGCTCTCTTGGTAGACTGTCACCTTGTCGCGATTGATGCGGATCTGGACGAGGTAGCTGAGGGTGCCATCGGCCTTTTTACGCGTTCTGATCGTTGCCATATGAGAATTGGTACACGCCGTCTGTCGATTGGTACATTGTACCAAGCACTTGGTAAAAATGCCCCAAAACCCCCGAAAATCGGTACAAAACACGTTGAACGAAAACAC